TCTAAACACTTTTCCTGGATATACTGATAAGTCTTGTCCTGGAACTAAGTTAGTTTCATCCACTTCAATAATAAGGTTGCCACTCAAAGCTGCATTGTCAATAGCCATACGCATAAACCCATTCATAAGTGTTTGCGTATCGTCCATGTTTTCAGCAATACCTACACCAAAGAAACTATAGGGATTAAGTTCATAAGGTACGGCATAGTAGGGTATCCGTACTGGTTTAAATGGATTAAGAACCAAACGTAGTATTTCTCCATTGCATATCCATATATTGACATTTAGTTGATCCACCCCTTTTAATTCTTTAGGTATATCAAGTCCGTTTAACTCTAGCTTTTCTGCATCTACGTAACCCCAAAACTCTAAGACTTCATACCTTTCTACAGCTTGAGAAGTAACATAATCAGACATATCGTCTTCCCAATGCTTTCTTGTGTAAGCCGAACCTAGCTCTATAGCTGTATCTAACGCTTCTTTTCTAAAGTAAGGACGCATCTTTAATGCTCTCATTTGCATCTTAGACATCTTGTGTCTTTCGACAACGTACTCTGCTTCGTCCATATTTTTAGCATCAGGGTCAGGATAAAAATCCCAAATTGACACATGGTTTGTGCAAGGAACAGTTTTAACTAAAGGATCATACTCCCCTTCTTCGCTCCAGTTAGGGTATTCTTTGTCCATAGCAAATGGACCTTTCATTACACCTGTGCCAAACAAAGCCATTTCAAATGCAGTACTTCGCAAATGTTTATTAGCTCCAGACTCTTCTAACTGATCATGTATCTTCTTCTGCATCTTTTTAGCTGCTATTAATGCAGGATGAAATGTAACAGTCGTACCTGTAGTACCTTCACCTTCTATTATTTTATCCGATACAGGCTCTAACTTATCTTTAAGCGGTCCTAGTCGTTCTTGTAGGTCTGCTATGGTTTCTCCTGCTTTTAACTCTGTATCAGGTCCAAACAGATAAGGTTGAGAAGGTTTATCTCCTGTTACACTTTTTAACTGATCCATTGCTTGCGTAGCGTTAGGATCTGTACTAATGTGTACCGCTTCAGCTACACCATCAGGTAGTCTGGTAGGATTAACCGATAAAGGAAATGTATTATTGCCAAACAGAACATCTATTATCTGCCCATAAGCTGCTAGTGTTTTAGTTTTGGTGACTTTAATAAAGACACGAGATTTTTCAGCTTCGGTAAATTGTACGTCAGAACCATATAAACCTCTATAGTTTCTGTAAGCTTTAGTCCATCTATCTTCGTCTGATTTTCTAGAGTCTTCTGCTCTAGTGTATCTTTCCATTACAAAGGCTTCGATAGAGGAGGGATCTCGTAATGCTTTATCTCCGTCTTCTATAACGGAGACTTGATCTGTATCAAAGTTTAGTTCTTCTTCTGTTGCCATGTTTAATATCCAAATTTAGCGTCAGCTACTTGAAAGCCTGACTTTTGTGTTGCAGGGTTAAAATCCCATAGTGAACTTCTTGGTCTAGTCATAATGCCGTATCTAAGGGCATCGTACATATGGTCAAGAGCGTTGGTGTCTACGTCTTCAGGGTTCTTCTTGTCAAGAGGTAGAGTAGGTATTTGGCTAATACACTCAGTACAATTATTAAAAAATACCAATCTCGGTTCTTCTGTAAATTCATCTACTTGTAATCGTCTATGGAGTTCATTCTTTCCTGCGATTCTAGAGCCTTTGCTGCGATCTGACGGTCTAAATCTACAACCTCGTTGTACCATCTGTTCTGCCAGAGATGGACCAGTATCCCCACGTTTGTGCCAAAGGCTACTGTCCAACACACCATACCGAATACCTCCATCATCCTTTTCTGCCTCAAGTATCATGTCTGCCAAATCTACAGCTAATACTTTAGAAACGTGCATCTCCCTGTAAACTACAAGTTGCTCTGATGGAGTAACAGCAAACCAAACAACTGCTGAAAAGCTTCCGTATCCGTAGTCACAAGCCCTAAACCTTGTCCAATTACTAGGTATTTTATAAGGATCAACAGTGTGTATCTTTCTGTTGAACTCTGGAAAAGCAGCACCTTCTGCTACATCCCAATCACCTTCTAGTAATTGCTTCCTTTGCTGTTCAGGCAAAGATAAAAGCATAGCTTCGTAGTCACCTGTCTCAGATAAGTAAGGATTATCAAATAAACTTGCAGGTATAAACTTGCGTTTAAATAATGGTTGTCCTTCTTTGCTGTGACCTTTAGGGAAAGATATTGTTTCCCCTGTTTCTATATTAGTAGCCCAAAAAGACTTGTTAGGTGGTGCAGGGTCTATGAATGTTTTCTTAACCCATTGATGTCCTGCTCCTCCAGGATTTGTAGTACCTCTCATGTATAACCCTAACTCAGGGTCTACACTTCTAAGTCGAGATCTCATATAATCCCACGCAAACGGTGTTGCCCATTGCGTTAATTCGTCAAAGCCTATCCAGTTAAACGCTTGTCCTTGATACCGCATTACATCTAAGTCACGATCTAGGTAGGACAACCACAGTCTACCACCTCTAGGTGAAGTCCACTGCGATTTACGTTCTGACCACTTTATGTTAGGAATTGCTTTAGGATACAACTCCTGAGACTTCTGTATTAGTTCTCTTAGTTCTTCTGTCGTGTGTCGTACAAGCAACCCACTAAAGTTTGGGTCATTTAAGCCTCGCAGAGGGTCAGCAAGCATTGCGAAACTTTTGCCACCCCCTGCTGCACCTCCGTATAACACTTCCCTTTCAGATGATGCTAGGAAGGCTGTTTGAGGTCCGTCATTTGGTTTAAAGACAACATCCTGTGCTTGTTGTACTTCAAACGGTTCAGCAATAACTTCAGCAGGAACAGTTAATATCTCAGGCTCTTGCTTCTGCTCCTGAGGTGTATGTTCCTGTTTTTTCTTGTTCGAGCTTTTCGATTTCTTGTATCGTCTTTTCGAGCCTTGCGGCAAGCTTGCGTTTAATTGTAGTTGCTTTCTTACGTTTTCGCTCAATGTCTATTCTCTTCATCAAACCAACATGTGAGATGTACCTGCCTGATTCTTTGCTTAACCAGTTTGCTACTTCTCTGTAACTATATTGTATTAAATGTTGTTTTGCCTTTTCTAGTAATTCTAATTCGTCATCAATAGGTAGTAGAAAATTATCGTCTTCTTCGTCAACTTTATAACCGAAAGGTGTTGTTCTTGCTACTCTAGGTATTCTACTCCAAGCCTTTTGGTTTATCTCAGGTTTCGGTAAAGTCCAGTACCCTAAACTTTCTGTCGGTTTCATTATAAATACTCAACTACAAAGTATGCTGTCCAAATAACAAACAAAGCCTTTAAAGCTGTTTTAGTTTTTTCTTCGTTCCAACTCCAATTACTCATTTGTTCCTTCTTTAGCAGGTAAAACAAAAATACCGCCAGAAGACTCTACGTTAACTCTTTCGGTTTTAGTGTAACCTGCTCGGTCAAGTAAATCTTTGGCGGCTGTCATTTTATCTCTAATACCTAACTCAGTAGGATCTACTAAAGCGTTTCCTAGAGCTACTGCAGCTTTAGGTGCTATCCTAGCCATGTACTGTTTAGTAGAATCATCAATCTCGTCTTTTAGAGCTTTTATTATATCACCAGTTGATGTAGCATCTGAGTAACCTGCTAACTTCTTAGCTAAAACAACATCGCCTCCTGCCTCATCAAATAAGACTTTTAAAAATGCCTGTTGTTTTTCTGTTAGTTGTTTCACGTGTTACCTCTTCGTGTTCTTTATCGTATATATGTTCTAGCCATTCTTTAGCAATATCAAAATTGTAAAAGACTAAGCAGTAGGAACACTCTAGTCTGCCTTTAATGACAGACTTAGTGTGTCCACACACAGAACAAACATTACGTTCCACAGTATTAAACTAAGTGGTGCTGTCCTTCTACTCATTACAGTTGCATTTTTCACAACACTTACGATTAAGTATTGCACAGTATATGCGTTTTAAATATCTTCTCATTTTAATCACTCCCCTTTGTGAAAAACCTTGTACTTTAACTCTGACCTGTGGATTCCCATATCCTTTAATAAATAGTCAGGAAGGTTCTTTAGTGTTACGTATGCGGCTCTGCGTTCTTGGTAGTCTAAATAGCTAGACCAAGCTTTAGTTAAGTAGTATTTCATTAGTTATCTCCATGTTATGTGTACTATTTACCTAGTACAAACACAGTTATAACATATATAGTTATATCATACTACAGACAAGATTGCAAGCCTGCTAGTACTTTTTGCTTTTTCCTACTTTGCCGCCTTTGTTCATAAAGCCCATTTTTTGACGAACAGCCTGTTTACCCATCTGTCCACCTTTGTTCATAGCTATTATAACAGCAGCAGAAGGCTTCTTCTTACCCTTTAAGCCTTTTTTGTCTAAAAGCATCTCTTCTTTACCTTTTTTAGCTTTACCCTTTTTAGGAGGTCTTCCTACTTTACTTCCGTATGTTCCTTTTCCTTGAGGCATTTTATATTCTCCTTGATCTGTTTTTACTAGCTGATACAACTCTAAGATTTGACCTAGAGTTATTCTTAGTATTTTTGTCAACGTGATGTACGTCTTTGCCGTCACCTTTTTTAGCTAAACCTGCTTTTACCATTTTACGTCTAGCTGTATTGCGATTAGCCCTCTTCTTCTTAACTTTAGGAGTGCCATCGTAATTGATGTATTCTCTTTTGTAATTTCTAGGCATTTAAAACTTTATCTCGTAATTAACTTGTATTTTGTTTTTGTTAGTACCTTTAAATGTCTTACCTAGTTTATTTAACCATGAACTGTTCTTAGGTAATTTATCGTAAGAAGGTGTTTCAGCTTTTTTGCCTGTGTTAGCGTAAGAAGCCACTAACTTTTTAATATCTTCAAACTCTTTCTTTTCTTTAGCCAGAGCCAATGCACTTTTTTTACCTTTAGCCATTATCTATCATTCCTATATATTTCTCTTTGCATATACAATACATCTGTTTCTAAAATAGAAATACGTCTAAGTATGTCGTTGCTATCGCCTATGCCTCTAGCTAAATGCGTTCCTAGAGATTTAACATCACCGTCAATGTTTGTAATATTACTAGCGTTAACATCTACATCTCTCTTTAAGTTAGCAGAACTTAGTTCAGCAACTGTAGCTGATAAGTCTTTGATGGTAGCATCCGTCTGAGCTACGTACCAAACCGCAGCAGAGATTTGCATTGCCAAAGTTGCGGCAAGACCTATAGATACTTTGATGTCCATTAGTTAAGTTCAAAATGTGGACCATCAATAAATGGTCTTCTACCCTGAGATCTGCGTAGATCAATGTAAGCCATCATAGCTTCTTCCATTGTGCCATCCCAAGTGGATATGTCATCTATATGCCAAGCTGCTCCCCATCTAATCTTAGTTCCAGACTCTGTAGCTGCCCACTTCATAGCATCAGCTAGATCGTCATACAGATTAAGTTCCCAACTTGCCTTTCCGTCTACATATGCCATCAAGTCTACTGCATCACCTGTTAGGTGCTTGCTCTTCATAGTCTGTGATTTGCCTGCGTCAAACAACTTCTGCTGTTCTTCTTGTGTTCTCATTCCGTAGATAACACCAAAGTCAATTTTGGTTAGTTCAATCGCCCTTTTGACAACATTAACTAGATCTTCATTTACGCCCTCTAGTTTGTCTAGGGATCTGCTCGACAGTGTATAAGCCATTTGTGTATTTCCTTTTGTTTTTAAGTCTTTCCATAGGCATCCGTCTTTCGCCTAAGTATTGGGGTTTAAACTTTACTATCTTTATAGGGTCTTGATCCGTATGTTTCAACAAGAAATCCCCATATGTCATCTGTTTTAATACATCCTATTTTGTGTTCGTTGTCTTGTATTAGACCTAGATTAATATCAAAGTAGTTTTCCATTGCTCTACATTGTTGTGCATCATTCATAATTACAGGAGGAAAGTTAGGATCAATCCACCAATGTTCGTTTACTAAGAACACTACATATAGAAATACTTTCACTGCTACTTCTTCTTAGGACCAAAGAACTTAGCTACTCCCTTTGTTCCTAGTGACGCAGCTACGACAGCACCAAGGCTATATTGATACCAATCAGGCATCCCTGCAAGAGCAGTAAAGCCGTTTGCTACTATCTCCCTACCCCAATCACCACAGAAGGACAGTACTAGAGGAATAGAAAATAATATAGTAATCCATTCGTCTTTCCACGAACCTTGTGATGCCCTAATAGCAGCTAGATCCCAATCTATATCGCCTGTTGCTTCTTTAAGGCGAATTTGTGCTTCAGCTTTATTGGCTGCAACCTTACCATCTAGATAAGTAGAGGCTAAACTGCCAACTGAAGATAATAGCGTACCTGCAATATTAAACATACTAGCTATCCTTACCGTTAGGCTTTCCTTCAACGGCATTAATAAGCATGTTTACAAATTGCTGCTTAGCTATCTCGTGTTGATCTAACTGAAACTTAGCAGACGCTACTTTACCTTCTAAGTCTCTTATTTGTGCTACAATGTATTTAGACTTATTATCTAGGTCATCTACCTTGTAGTCTTTTTTATTTATGTTAATTACGTTATCTTGTGACATACTAGTGCAAATTCACATTAAAGTAAGTTAATATATTGTTAGGAACTCTTCCGTGCTTCATTGCAGCTTTTCTCCAAGCTTGATACTTATTTAACGCATCTTCTCTAGCTAGTTCAAACGCTTTGTATGCTGTTTCCATTTCACCGTAGCGAATTTCATGTAGCTTTTCTTGCTTTTCAGCTATTTCTTTCTCTAGCTTCATTTCTTCTGTTATTTGTATTTCTTTAGTATTACTCATTTGTTTTTCTCCTTCTTAGTTACTTATCTCTGTTAGACATCCACGCTGAAGTTCCCATGTAAGCTCCAACTATACCTGCTCCACTAATGTAAAACAGATTAGATATGTCTGAAAGTGCTTTTATATGCTCTATCGGCATAAAGAACATAGCTGCAGTAAAACCACCCATTGCTATTAGAGTACCTGTAGCCATTCTTCGTTGAGCTTTTTGCTTACGTAGGTCAGCTTCCGTTTTATTTATCTCTTTAGCGTGTTCTAGCTCATCATCTGTCACTATACCGTCACCGTCTAAGTCATATTTGTTGTAGTTGCTATCTTGTTCTAGGTTTTTCGGTGTCATATGAGCAATATCCTCTTGGTCTATCTGGATCTAAGACTTCATTTCTACGTAAATGTCCTTCCAGAAACATAGCCCTTTCTACATGGTCTAAACTATATGTCTCTCCTGTACGCATTTCTATAGCTTTACGTACATAAAAGACATCAGACTTCGGTATGTGGACTTTATTGAGGATGTTAGGGTCATTTTTAGAGAGAGTCCTGTAAAAATCTTCAATAACCGAGTCACTTGCATATAGTTTTACCTTCTTTTTACTCATTGTCAAACATTATTTGCTTTATAATAACATATTAATGCAAAAAACACAAGAGATAGTTTTAACTTTATAGTAAAGACTATTAAAAAAGTAGTACTATAAGATAGTTTTAACTTTATAGTCTTAACTTAATAGCTTTAACTATGTTATACCATAGAATCATAAAGTTGTCAAGCGACATATTGTCACACTATAAGTTATTATTAGTATTCCTATTAAGGTCACAACTAGAGGACCGCTGTGTTTACAAGGAAAAAAGTGGTTAACAAGCAAAAAACCTCTTCCGTGTGTATATTCATACATATATATCCCTATACCCCCACGTGGCTCTTGCACGGTCACGTTTATGGGATGGATTTTTTTAAGAAATTTTTAAACTCAAATAATAAAAGCATTTAGAATAATTCTAAAACAGGAATCTAAATAGATAATAAATAATAATAGCTAAATTATTGATTTATAAAGTTTAGCAATCTGATAAAGTATCAGTTAGTAAAATATATAACCGTCAATAATGGTTACATTTGTAACTGATACCAACGGTAAAGGTTTTATGTACGGTTTTTATTGTTACATTTGTAACTAAAATTAATTTTTTATTTATTGTACTTTTTTAAATTTTTAATGTAAAATCTAAGAATACAAAAATCGATTCTTTTAATTACCGAATCAAATTAGGAAAAAAAACGAAATGAAAAGAACTAAAAGAAATACATTTACTAGTCGATCAAATGCAAAAGATATTACATTAATGTTATTGTCTAGAGGATTTATTAAAATTGATCCTATTAAATTGTTAACTTACGGAATCAATAAAATTGATGAAAAGGCAAAAGCATAGTGAATCCTATAAGCAGATTCAAATATAAGAGTCCGCTTGTGGATATTCACTAAAGAATATCAACAAACCAAAATGACAATAGGAGTCAAAAATGATTACATTTAATTTAAATAATATAGCTAGAGGTCAAACTATTAAGGGTGGTTTAACACCAGTTAGAGTTTTAATAACGGCTTTTGATTTATGGCGTAAAGGCTACAAGCCAGTTATCCATAGGAAGAATCCACAAGAGAAAGGTTTTTTCGTTAGGTTAGGTAATGGTGGAAAATCTGGAGATCCTCTTTTAAGATTAAATTTTGGCAATTCTTATTCATGCTTTCAAGCATATGATCGCAATGGTTATTCTAGGATTAACCAAAACGGAATCGTAAGGCATAAAAGAAAAGCTAACGGAGTCAAATTGACTCAACGTCTAGCTAGTTAATTTAAATTAGGAGTTTAGCTTTAATTGGCTAGACTCCATTTTTAAATTAATAAACTAAACAAGGAGTCACAAATGAATATTAATTTTAATCAGATTTTACTTAATGAAAAAGGTAATTCTATTTCTATAGTTCAACACAAAAACGAAGATGAAAAAATAATAGTGCAAGAAATAGGATTAAATATTTCACAAGGTAATGGTGATATAATAATAAAGTTTAATAGCTTAGATAGTTTAATTAAAGCATTAACTGAAATTAAGAAGGGACTCTAAAATGAGTGCTACAAGTTTTTTATACAAAAAAGATTGGGGAATCTCAGATACTAAGATTCGCAAGGCAAAAATAAACGTCAAGCGATTCATTAGGAATCAGACTCCAGAAAAGCAAAAGCAATTAATAGAATATATTAAGACTATTAAAAAAGATCACGTTAGTTTTAGAGCTAAAAGAAAAAACACAAGGAGTCTTTAATATGTTTTTTCATCCAGATCTAATAGTAGTAATATTTACAATAATAATTTTAATAGGAGTCGCACTATGCCATTAGATAACATAGGACACGTTTCTAAACTTAGAGGAAAACTAGAGTCTTTTAATGCTATAGGAAACAATACTAAAAAGAATAAGTTTTGCTATGATAGGTATATTGAAGCAAAAAAGAAAAATGAACTAGCTGGAAAAATTGTAGATATTTGTGGAGTCTGTTATTCCCATAAATCAATGGATAGCTATATGAAAAACTTACCGTTATCATTAGATAAAAATGAAATACTATCAGAAAAACTATTGAGTGACTTAGAGGTTAAACAATTCTTTTTCTTGCAATCCTTTTTTCGTTTTAATCATCATGGGGAACTATTGACTGAATTAGTAGATGATAACGGAGTCACAATAAAAACTTTTCCTAAATATAATATGATTGAGAATTATTGTAGAATAGCTGAATACAATCCACACTGTACTTTTGCTTTATGGACTAAAAGAACAGATATAATAAAAAGATATTTCGACAAAAGAGAAAAACCTAAAAACCTTATTATTGTTTTTTCTAATACTAAAGTAGACAAAGTTATTACTAAAATACCTAAACATTTCGACAAAGTTTTTAATAATGTTAATGGTGATAACTTTAAAGAGATTCAAAACTGTACAGGACAAAAATGTAAAGATTGTTTGAGATGTTACAAACATTCAGACAAGCTAGAGAATAATATCATTGTAGAAAAAACAAAATAGATTTATCTAGGGTCAAAATTTTGACACTTGAGATTCTGGTTTAGCTTTTCAAAAAGTTAAATCAGAATCTACGGTCATCAAGATGGGATGGGATGGGAGGTTTTAGATGGGATCGGATGAGTTACGGTCATCATGGGATGGGATGGGAGGTTTTAGATGGGATGGGAAAAGTAA